CAGCCTAAGTGGGTACAGGATGCTTTGTATGAGAATACAGACGATGCTAAATCTGTAGCTCGTGTATTAGATCTCTACAAGGTAGATAAAGGCATCAAGACAATGAAGCAGTCTAGCAGTGATAAGAATGCTGCTTCTTCTGTAAAAGCTAAAAAGGTATCTACACCTAACCCTGACGATTCATCTAACTACATTAGTGAGTCTATGGTAGCTAAAATGTCTATTAAAGAATACGAGAAGCGCATGGAAGAGATCTTAGATGCTCAGCGCTCTGGAAAATTTATTTATGATATGTCAAAGAAGTAGTTGACAATAACATTATCATAGATAAAACTATAGCATATACACATATATTAAAGTGTGTGTATGCTTTATGAAAAGCACAATCGCCACAAATATAAGACTCACCCTGACGTACAGGCCCAGCGCTTACAGAGAGGCATCTCTAAAGCAAAGCTGACTACCCTATTACAGAAGGCCTCTTTCAAGTGGGTATAGTGTTACTATCAACGCCATATCATTGAAAGGAAACCATTATGGCTATTACATCCGCATCAGGTGGATTTAACGGAAACTTCTCTCCGATTATCTACTCAAAACAGGCACAGATTGCTCTACGGCGCTCTGCTGTCACTAACGCAATTACCAACAACTCATATTTTGGTGAGATTGCAAACCAAGGCGACACTGTTCGCATCCAAAAAGAGCCAGACGTAACCGTCAACGCTCTGCAACGTCATACAAACATCTCTGTTGAGAAGCTTGATGATTCTGACTTTTCATTGACCATCGACAAAGCTAACTACTTTGCATTCAAGATGGATGACATTGAAGAGCAATTCGCCAATGTAGACTTTGTTCGTTTAGCATCTGATCGTGCAGCTTATAAAATGGCTGACTCAATGGATACAGACGTACTGTCATACATGTCTGGTTTCACCTCTGCAGGTGCACTTATTACAGCTACATCTGGTGATGCACAGCATCCAACAGCCGGTGAGCTTGATGGTGAATTCTTGAAAGTGAATCACTTGGACGCTACTGATTTTGGTCAGTTGGGTACTGAAGACAGTCAATCCACACCAGTAGCCTATGCAACTGGAGACTCAATTCCGTTAGCTCCACGTTTGCCTGGTGCAACTGCTTTGTCCGTAGCAACCGTCTCACCTTTGACAGTTATTGCGCGTATGGCTCGCCAGATGGACACAGCTAATGTTGAGTCACGAGGAAGATGGCTGGTTGTTGACCCGGTGTTCGTAGAGATGCTCAAAGACGAAGATAGTCGCATGTTGAACGCCGATTTCGGTGGTGCTGGCTTGCAAAACGGTCTTGTGTTGAATAACTTGCACGGCTTCCGTGTATATGTTTCAAACGCATTACCTGCTAAGGGCACTGGCGCGGGTACTTCTGGTACTAATGCTCAAGACGCCAACTTTGGTGTTATCTTGGGTGGTCAGGATGATGCTGTTGCTTCTGCAGAGCAGATCAACAACGTGGAAAACTATCGTGATCCCGATTCATTCGCTGACATCGTGCGCGGTATGCACCTTTACGGTCGCAAGATTCTTCGCCCACAAGCATTGGTCACTGCAGCATACAACGCTGCTTAATTAATGTTATACTCAGGGGCTGGCTATATGCTGGCCCCTTTGTGCTTTGTTTATAAAGGATACCTTTAATGGCTATTACTACAGCAATGTGTAACACGTTCAAGCAAGAGCTACTTAACGGTGTTCACGATTTAGATACAGACACTTTAAGAGTAGCTCTAATTAAAGCCTCACCTTCAGGTACATATGGTGCAGGTACAACAAACTATTCTGACGTTACAGGTAATACAGATGAGGCTGTAGGTACTAACTACTCAGCAGGTGGTCAAGAGCTTGACTCCGCTACAATTACCTTATCAGGTAATACAGTATTTGTAGACTTTGCAGATGAAGTATTTACTACTTTGACAATCTCTGCAGATGGCGCTATCATATATAATGCATCACAAGCAAATAAGGCTATAGCTACATTTGATTTTGGTGCTACAGTAACATCTACTGCAGGTAACTTTACTGTTGTATTCCCTACAGCAGATGCTTCAAATGCAGTAATTCGTATTACCTAATATTAATAAGGTCTATTAAATGGCGTTTATACTAAAAGATCGTGTAAAAGAAAGTACAGTAACCACAGGCACAGGTAATTTAAGTCTGGCTGGTGCTGCTGCTACTTTTGATACCTTTCAGTCGTACCTCTCTAATGGGGATACGACTTTTTACGCTGTTGTACATACATCTTCTGGTGTAGATGAATGGGAAGTAGGCTTAGCTACTTGGAATACTGGTAACACACTTTCACGTACAACTGTACTATCAGGATCTAATGGTACATCTGCAGTAAACTTTTCTGCTGGTTCTAAAGATATATTTATGACTTTACCTGCAGATAAGTTACTACACTTAGATGCTAATGGTGATGTTGATATTAATGGTGGTACTATTGATGGTACTGTTATTGGTGCTGCCCAAGCTGCTGCTTCTAACTTTACTACTATAGACGCTACTGGAAACGTATCTGTAGGTGGGCAACTAGATGTATCAGACTGGATAGATCTTTCTGCACAGGCTTCACATCCTGCTCATGGTGAAGGTCGTTTATGGTATGACAATATACATAAGACGCTTAACTACTACTCTGATGATGCTGGAGTAGTACATGAATTAGGTATTGAAGAACACGCCAGAGTGTATAATGAGACAGGCTCTACTTTATCTAAGGGTACACCTGTACATTTTGCAGGTACTAAATCATCAAACGGAACGCATGTACCTACTGTAGCTGCAGCTAACGCTACAAGTAGTACAAAGTATAAGTCAGAGGGTATGGTTGCTTCTGATATAGCAAACAACTCTTATGGCTACATAATCACTGCAGGTAGATTAGAGGGTATTGATACTAGCCACTTAAGCGTAGGTCAATTCTTTACTGGCATTACAGATGGGTCTACACAGACTGCTGCTCCTGTTTATCCTAACTTTCCTATGTGTCTTGGTTTTGTTGTCAGGTCAGATGCTACAAATGGTGTAGTATTTCTAGCTCAGCAGAACCACTCTATTAAATCTTTCCGCGTTCAAATGGATCAACATATTGGTGGTAGCTTAACCATTGATGGTGATTTAAACGTTACAGGTTCTACAAATACAACTTCTACATCTGACGTTACTGCTGGTGCCCCTTTCTATCGTGCTAATGAAGGTGATGCGATTGGTGACGCCAATACAACCTTTATAGGCTCTGGATTAGATGACGCTTTCTTTGCAGGGCACTTTACGGGTACTACATCTACTACCTACTACGTAAAGATTGACAGTGTAGGAACACCCGACACTTTTGCAGTAAGTACGGATAACTTTTCTACTACTATATCTACTGGCAACGCTATTACTGGTAGCGAACAGATGATCCATAGTGCGGATAACATATCTGTAAAGTTTGGTGCTACTACAGGTCACACACTTAATGATGTCTGGACTGGTACAGCTTTACCTGTCAATGTTGACACTGGGTTTTTCTCTAATAGAAACACAGGTACAAGTGGCGTAGGCTACACACATATGGGTCTATTCTATGATGCAAGCGACTCTAAGTGGCGCTTAGTTGATGAGTATGATCCCACACCTGCTGGTACAATAGATACGTCACACTCAAGTTATGTTGCAGGTACTATCGCTGCAAACTTAGAGGGTAACGTAACAGGAAATATTACAGGCAACGTTTCAGGTAACGCAGCTACAGCCTCTGCTCTTGAGAGTGCCCTTACTATTGGCGGTGTTTCTTTTGACGGTACTTCTAATATAGATTTGGCTGGTGTTAATACTGCAGGTAACCAAGACACGACAGGTAATGCGGCTACTGCAACAGCACTAGAAAGTGCAAGTACTATTCAGGTATCAGGGGATGTAACAGGTAGCGCATCCTTTGATGGTACTTCTGACATCACCATTACTACTACCGTACAGGACGATTCACACGCACACGTAATTAGCAATGTAGATGGGTTACAGACTGCGCTAGATGCTAAAGTACCTACGTCACGTACTATTACTGCAGGTAATGGTCTTACGGGTGGTGGAGACTTAACTGCTAATAGAACACTTACTGTAGGTGGTGGTACGGGTATTACTGTTAATGCTGATGATATAGCTATTGATAGTAGTTATACAGGTTTTGATGGTCGCTATTTTACTGAAACAGAAAGCGATAGTCGTTTTGTCATAAAAGGCGTTGGTTATGTTTGGACAGCCACAGGCGGCAACAAGCTGTCTTTTAGATCAGAAAACACAATAGATACTGCCTCTGGCAATCAGGCTGCTTTAGAAGTTTTTCAAGATACTGTTGGTGAAGACGCCTTTATGCAATTCCACATTGGCAGTGATTACGCAAAATATTTTGGATTGCATGGCGGCATAAATGATTTTGTTGTTGGTGGCTGGTCGCATGGCGCTTCCTACCAGCGAGTATTCCACGATGGCTATCACCCCAACGCAGATAAGTGGACTACACCCCGTACTATATCCCTCACAGGCGATGTAACGGGGTCAGTAAGCTGGGATGGCTCTGGCAATGCTTCACTTTCTACTACGGTAGCAAACGACAGCCATACGCACGATGGGCGCTACTACACAGAGACAGAAGCAGACAGCCGCTTTGTGAATGTTGCTGGCGACACTATGACGGGTGATCTTACTCTTGGTGACAACGATATTCGTGCCGTTAATAGGTTAAATTTTAATAACCACGAAGGGGATGACCAAACTACTGTTGCTGGCGATGTTATCTTTGACGAAAACTTTGCTACTGATACCGAGTATGGTTCTGACACCATCTGGTCAGGGGGCGACGGCGGTGGTCTGATTGTTTATAATCAAGATGGTTGGGGGCGTATTCTTACTGATCGTAATATGCCCCAGCTAACAGCTACATTTGATGGTTTGAAAGTAGGCAGCAATAATGTTTTTCACGATGGATACCACCCTAACGCAGACACCTTAACAAATGCAAGAACCATTAATGGAGTATCATTTAACGGCTCTGCAAATATTACTGTAGCTGACAGCACTAAGCTGCCTTTAAGTGGCGGTACTATGACTGGTGAGTTGCAACTAAATGCCCGTCTTGATGTTGGTAATGGCTCAAACAACGATCATGAAATTAGAATTTACAAAGCTGATAACAACATCAGTGATCACATTCAGTTTTATAACGGCACAACCCGCATGGGTGAGATTGGTTGTCAAGATACAACGTGGCTGCGTTTTAACCAAAGTACAGCCAAGAATTTGTATACGCCAAGGGCGTTTAGAATTGATGGCGGTTTGTTACAACCATCTGTAATTGCTTATCACGAAGGTGACACTGATACATACATTCAGTTTCATACTACCAATCAGTGGCGCGTTGTGTGTGGTGGGAATGAAAGCCTAGAGGTTCGCAGTGGCGTTGTGAACGTTGATATGCTTGAGATTAGTGGTACTGACGTTATTAGCTCAGGAAGGGGGCTTCAAAATATTACTTCCATAGATACTGCAACTACTAATTCAATAAATGCTAGGTATTCAAGAAATAGCAACAGATATAACGGGCCAAACATTCAGTTTAGGTATGGGCAAATTACATCAACAACTGATGGCACTCAAAACTTTAGTTTTGGTACAGCATTCTCATCCAGTTGCTATTCTGTAGTCTTGTCAATGGGGGGCAGGGCAACAAACGTGAGTAGGACTGGTTTTACTTATGACCGTTTGAATGAATATGCGGGAAATTATACCAGTTATTATATCGCTATAGGAATTTAGAGTAATGCTAGGCTTTTCTGCGATATCAGAAACAGCTATATCTGAAGCCACAACTAGTAGTGAGGCTTTAGGTTTTTTATCAAGTAATCTACTTAGTACTAATATTAATACTGTTTCATTTGACGCTAAAGCAAATATACTTTCTGGCTCTACATCTGCCACATTTTCTTTAAACATTTTATTTGATGCTAAAGCTAATACTATCTTAGCAAGCGTACCAGCTACACTAGAAGTAAATGATTTTGATTCTGTTTTTGGTGAGGCTAACCTTTCTTTAGATGACGTAACTGCTTCTTTTGTTACAGGGCAACTTACAGGTACAGGTTTAGCTAACTTTATACTACCAAGTAATACTTTATCTATTACAGCAAGCGATGCTGTAGCCGTAGAAGCTAAAGCAAACGTAACTGTACCTTCTGCGACACTTTCTAGTTTTGCTAATTCTTTTCAGAGCGTTATAGGTAAAGCTAATATATCATTAAATACGCTGTTACTAACAACTGCTACTAATTTAGATACACCCAACGCAGTACAGTTTGACTTTAATAAAGACGATTATGATAGATCTCGTGTAATACACTTACTTTCACAAGGTTCTAGCTCAAGTAACAGCACCACCGTAAAAGTAAAAACAGAAAACCGTTATACTTATGCAGGTTCAATACCCCATAATAGTAACGTAATACATATCAAACCAGAAAACCGTTCTGTTTATATAGAATACCAAGGAAATAACAATACTGTTTATATAGCAGCATAAGGATTTACAATGTCATATAAGTGGCCTGATAAAGATAAAGATGAATTGCTTGACTACAATATTGACTGGTCACGTTTCTTAGGAGCAGATACTATTTCTGCAGTTACTTGGTTTATTGATGATGCAGACGGTGTTAAAACAGAAGTAAGTAATGCACAAGTAGTAGATGGCTTACAGTTTGTACAAACCACTTACACAAACACAGTTGCCACTATTAGGTTGAGCTTAGGTACTAATAATAAAAGATATAAAATTACGTGTAAGATAACTACTTTAGGTGCGCTACAGTATGAGCGCTCTGTACTATTGCGCGTGAGGGAGAAGTAATATGGCATACGATTATCTTGGCTTAGTTAATGACGTAAATCGTAGGCTTAATGAAGTAGAATTAACATCTTCTAACTTTGCTGCTACTACAGGCTTTTATAGTTTTGCTAAAGATGCAGTAAACTCTTCTATTCGCCATATACAACAGGAAGAATACGAGTGGCCTTGGAATCACGTAGAGCAAGAAGAAGTATTACTTGCTGGTGAGGTTCGCTATAGCTTCCCTTATGATGCTAAGACTATCAATATGAATAGCTTTCGTATCAAGAGAAATGACAGTTTAGGCGTAGATACTGTTAAACTTAAAGTACTTAGCTATGAAGAATATCTTGACAAGTATGCTGACTATGAGTATAACTCTAGCACAAGTGGTAGAACAGTACCTCATTTTATTGTAAGAGCGCCTAGTAGGGAGCTTTTGGTAGTACCTGCCCCCGATAAGGCCTACGAATTAATTTATGAATATTACACAATTGGTTTTGATCTAGAGTTACATTCAGATGTACCAAACCTCCCAGAAATGTACAAATACGTAATAGTTGATGGTGCTATGTACTATGTCTACCAATTTAGAGGTGACATGCAAGCAGCACAAATGGCTATGCAGAAGTTTGAGCAAGGCATCAAACAATTGCGTAGTATACACATAAACCGTACCGAATATATCCGCGATACAAGAGTGCACTTCTAATGGCAACACAATGGCAGACATTTCCTATTGAGTTTAGGGGTGGGCTTATGTCCAACCTTAGCCCTTTGCAGCACGGTACAAATGCTGTTGGTTCTGCTACTATATTGCAAAACTTTGAAGCCAATAAAGAAGGCGGCTACTCTAAGCTAAGAGGCTATGAAAAGTACAGCACAACAACTGTACCTGGATCTGGCCCTATACTGGCGCTTAAAGTTATTAGCTCTGGAAGAATAGTTGCCGCACGTAAAAATGCCAGTAACTTTACCCAGTACTACTATAGTACAGGTTCTTCTTGGACAAGTATGGCAACAAGTGTTGGTACTAACGGTGGCAAAGCTAAAAATGTGTTATACAATCTAGATGGGGATGACAAAGTTATATTTGTAGACGGTACTAACTACCCTGCTATATATAACACTTCTGGCAACACTACTACCTTTATGACAGCATCTAATAGTACAGATGTGTTGGGCGCAGAAAGTGTGGCTGTATTTAAAAACACTGCCTTCTACGCTAAGGGCAATAACGTATTTTTTACTGCCCCTTTTACTGTAGATGATTTCAGTGTCGCTAATGGTGCAGGTTCTATTAACGTAGCGAATGACATTACAGGTTTAGCAACCTTTCGTGACCAGCTTATTATCTTTACTTCTGACACAATTAAGCGCCTAACAGGTAGTAGCTCTGCTGATTTTACTGTATCACCCATCACAGACCGTATTGGTTGTATTAATGGAGATACCATTCAAGAGGTTGGCGGTGACATTATGTACCTCGCCCCTGATGGTATTAGGCTATTAAGTGCTACTGATCGTATTGGTGACTTTGCTTTGGATGTAGCTTCTGATCAAATAGCTAGAGATGCCAATACTTTTCTTAGTCAGTCAGCTAACTTTTGCTCTGTTACATTAAAAGAGAAGGCTCAATACAGAGTTTTTTCATATGTATTATCTGAACAGACTGAGGCTGCTAAAGGTTTAATTGCTACTAAATTTATCTCTCAGGGTGCTGCAGGTATGGCTTGGTCTACAACTAAAGGCATAAAGGCTTTTGTAGCAGACAGCAGGTATACAGGAACAGCGGAGACTATAGCTTTTGCTAATGAGGATGGCTACGTCTACGTTATGGAGACAGGCTCAGCTTTTAATGGGGATCCTATAGAGGCTATCTATGAATCTCCTTTCATGCCTATAAGTGACCCCCAGGTACGCAAAACTTTCTATAAAATGACTTTGTACGCTGAACCTACAGGAAATATGAGTTTAGATGTAAACATAAAGTATGATTTTGCTTCTGCTTCTAATACTAGAGTAGTGCAGCCAGCGACACAGCAGATCTCTGGTACAGGTTCATCTGTGTTTATATTTGGTGCATCTAATTCTGTATTTAATACATCTACATTTGGCGGTGAGCTTGATAAAATATATACCACTAATGTTATTGGTTCAGGTAAAACAATCGCATTGCGACTAGAAGATCTTTCAACTAATCCCACCTTTACACTCGACACGGCTCTGTTAGAATACAGCCAAGAAGATAGACAATAAGGAAACGACATGGCAGGTTACACAAGACAGGATACTGCAAACAACATTGCCAACGGTAACGTTATTGATGCAGATGACTTTGATGCAGAATACAATGCTGTAGAAGGTGCATTTAACGCCTCTACAGGACACAAGCATGATGGTACTGCGGGTGAAGGGTCACCTATCACTAAGGTTGGCCCTAGCCAAGACCTTATTGTGTCGGGCAGTAATGTTTTACCAAAGACTACAGACACTCTAGACTTAGGCTCCTCTTCTGGTGCTAAATTTAAGGATGCTTTTTTTACAGGTACAGTAACCTCAGAAGATCTTGCTGTAACGGGTGGTTCTGTTCTCACTGGTAACGCTACTGTAGGCGGCACATTAGGTGTAACAGGGGCAACAACACTATCCAGTACAGCAGCCATTACAGGTAACACTACAGTAGGTGGCACACTAGGTGTAACAGGTGCATCTACTTTAGACAGCGCTGCAGTTACAAATAACGCTACAGTGGGTGGTACGCTAGGCGTTACTGGTAATAGCACTCTTAGTGGTACTCTTGATGTAACGGGGGATACAACAGCAGGTGGCACACTAGGTGTAACAGGTAATACAACAGTAGGCGGCGATTTGGGTGTTACAGGTAGTAGTACTTTAGCGGGATCTGTAAGCGTTGAGGGTAAAACAATTGGGGAGTATGTTCAAGATACTGTAGGTAGTATGGTTACAGGTAATACTGAAAACGGTATTACTGTTACGTACCAAGATACTGAAGGTACACTTGACTTTAATGTAGCTGATCCTGTTATTTCCTTAACAGGCGGTGCTACTGGCTCCGCAACCATGACTAACTTGGGCGATGTAGCTATTAATACTGCCCTAGACTCTACATCAGTAAGAGCTAAGTTTAGTGCAGGTGAAGGTATAGATATTGCAAGCGGTGTTATTTCTGGTGAGAATGCAAGTACTTCTAATAGGGGCATAGCATCCTTTAATAGCACAGACTTTTCTGTATCTTCTGGTGCAGTGTCGCTACAAGCTGAACGTATTCAAGATCTTGTAGGCAACATGGTTACAGGTAATAGTGAAGATGGTATATCTGTTACATATCAAGATGGTGATGGTACATTAGACTTCAATGTAAATGACCCTACTATTTCTTTAACAGGTGCAGTTACTGGTTCTGCAACCATGACAAACTTAGGTAATGTAAGTATTTCTACATCAGCTACTTCAGATCCTACCCTTACCTTGTCGGGGGATGTTACTGGTTCAGCTACCTTTACTAACTTAGGTAACGCTACTCTTACTGCAACTGTAGCTAATGACAGTCATACTCACGATGATCGTTACTATACTGAAACTGAATCTGACTCACGTTT